CTAGCCAGTAATGGGGTGGTTAAACACTACCCTATTCCTGGCTTAAGTACGTGGTTGTCTGGCAAGTTATTGCTGGCAACAAACAATGAAAACATTTCTAATTTGCTAATTAAAGCATGTAAGATGATGTCTCCAAAGGATAACGTAAATGTAACCGTTCAAATTAATGAAGTTCGACTTTCTCTCCAGAAGGCCTTGATCCTCAGTGTTGCCACTGCAGATCGAGATTTCATTAATCATTTTGTGTCTACCGACGATCACTCCAATTATGTCCCCTCTTCCTTCGAAGAGGTAAAGGACTTTAATGGGCCTTTCGTCGATCTCCCTCATACGGGGGAGTTGGACATGACTGCTCAGAAAGAGCAGCAGTTCCTTGCGTATAAGAAAGAGATGGCTGGTATAACCTTGTTCTGCAACAAAGTCTCACCACAAACCTTTTTCTTATTTGAGCACAGATACATGTGGGAAATCATTTCCTTCGTGTCATCTGAACTCTTTGTCCTAGTGGATGTCATCCATGACTTCCATTCTAGATTTACATTTAAACAACAATCAAAGTTGTTCTATAACACCTGTAAAATACATCGTGATAATTTTGTAAAAGTTATTAAGTGGCACACCGCATGTCCGATGGCCTATCTTCTGAAAGAGACTTTACCCCCGCGACCTAAGGGTCACGAAGGTCATTTTCTCCTTTGGACAGGTCCTGTCAAGCGGTTCCTTAAGAACTTACTTAATACTCGTAACTTCAAGTCCCCTACTGGGTCTAAATCACTGCGTCTCTCTTTCGCCTTCTTACAAGGTATCAAACGTGGCTGTGCCACCGTTCCTGATTCCTTTTTAAGGCTCGAAGTGCTGAAGCATGTTTTAGCTATGTCGACACCTCCCCTTGTCAAACCATTCCTCGTTTATCAAGACCTTTACGGCCGTGATATCGAGGTGGACAGATATTCGGATGTCCTTCCACCCCTTATAGGTTCTAGTCGACTTTCCAATCCCATTGCGGACGCATTTAAGGCTTGTGCTAATGCGTTCTTACGGAACAACAAAAAGGAATATGAAGTGAAGGTTTACGAACCCTCACATAATTCCTGTTTCGAAGCCTCTCGTCAAGACGGGGGTGCTTATATGGAGATTGTCGATCAGTTAAAACTTGAGTTAACCGAATCCGATGATATAATTATTAAAGGTAAAATTGTGAAAAATACCTCTTATTCACTGCCCGATATGCATGACGTCCTTGACAGATGTCGGAGTCGGGTTGCTGAAAAGATGGAACTCACATCAGTGTTGGATCAGTTTGAAGAACTAAAAGAGTTCATCCCTCGGTTTGACGAGTTAAAGGAAGATAACCGGAACGTAATCAATACGTCTGTTATCCCTTTGACTGAACCATTGAAGGTTCGTGTCATTACTAAGAGTGAAGCACTCTTTTCGTATGCTGCCAAATCTCTACAAAAGAGTTTGAAGCATTATATAAACCGTTTCCCGTCACTAGTCCTAACTACTCGAC